CGCCACCTTCCATGTACTTTACAGCAGCTTCTGGATTCATCTTTTGCTGAACCGCCTCTGGCAGTTTAGAAAATCCTTTGAATTTCTTTGGAGTATTTGACATTATGTTATTCCTTTAAACTTAGGGCCACGACCAGACATGACCGCACCACCGTTGTTAAGCGCACGAGGCTTACCTCTGCTTTTTAAATTGGGCTTAAAACCTTCTTTTATTAAATCTTCAATTTCTTTTGATACTTTAGATGTAGGCTTTAACCCATCGGTCCCAAGAGAATCCATTAACTGTATTAATAAATCTTTGTCATCTTGGTTTCTTTTCATTTTAGCCATTAGCTTCTTCCTTTATATGAGCCGCCGCGACCCTTCATGACGCAACCCATTTTGGGTTTCTTAGTTTTTTTGGTTACAACACCACCGGGTTTGTATCCTTGAACTTCGCCACCACGATTCATCATAGAGTCTGGTGGAAAGGCTTTGCGTTCTTCAGCATCTCTTACACCTTGCTGTTGCTTCATCATTTGCTCAAGCATTTTAATTTGTGCAGGAGAAAGGCCGAAGCTATGTTTCATGCCATTCATCATCTTCATCTTCATTCTTTCGGGCGGCTTCATGCCTTGACGTTTGTCCATGCCCTTTAGCCGCTGCATCCTCATTCTGTCAGCATCTGAAAGAGTTTTGCCAGCCTCGCCCATAGTCATAGCTTCTTGCAAGGCTCTTATAATTGCTTCTTTGTCTACTCTTCCTTCTTCGGCCATAACATTCTCCTAATAATATTCGCGCCTCTGACGCATAAACGCCCGTTCATCTTCATCGTCATAATCACTTGGAGTGGTAATAAAACCACCTTGCCTAAAACGTAGTATAGCCTGTGTCATCGAATCCGCCAAGTCATCATGTTCACCATTCGGAAAAGCGGCGCATTCTTCCATGACTAAATCAGAAAAATTAGTCTCTGGACACCAAACCATGCCACTTTCAAACACAGGAGCGCACGCGTGCATACGCGTAAACTTATCAGCACCACGGCTCGGAGTAAATGGTGTTACAGGAATACCCATCCTGCGAAGCTCCTGAGTCAACGGCATACCACTCGCCTTCTGCTCAACTAAAACCATGTCAGGCTCATATAAATTATAAGACTCTAAAGCCTGTTCCTTTAGCTCTGGGAACTCCCAGCGCCCTCTCTCAGCGTCCAAAAGAACAATATGATCCTCTCGCGTCTCTTCATTGTGGAATATACCCCAAGTCGTAATCGCACTGTAATCGGCGCGATCACTCTTGCTAAACGCAGTATCATAACTTTGGATAATATAGCTGCAATCAGGAGGATCATCCTTCTCCCATATGTTCCACCACTCGCGCTTAATAATGGCACCCTCTTCAGCAGTAGGGTTCTGCATATACTGCGCATTCCACTTGCCCACAGGGATAGAAGCCTTAACGCCCTCTAATTCCTCCAAGCCCCAATACTCAGGCCATAAAGGATCACCAGAGGGCATAATCGCAGGAAACTCTACAATATCCCACTGATCCGCGCCCTTCTCACTCTGCTTGCTTAAAACCTTCGCAGTTAAATCTCTGATCGACCACCTTGTCATAACAATAATAATCGAACCACCGGGCTGTAAACGCTGCCTCGGACCAGATGTGTACCACTCGTAAATGTTATCTAACGCAGTAACGCTTAACGCGTCTTGTTCCGAAACAGGGTCATCAATAATCGCCAGATCCGCGCCTCGACCCGCCAACGCACCGCCCACACCAACCGCATAATATTCACCACCGCCATTGGTGCTCCAACGACCACTCGCTTTAGCGTCCGTAGCCAAACTAACACTTGGGAAAACATCTTTAAAATCCTCACTCTCAATTAGATTTTTAATCTTTCGACCAAATCCAACAGCCAACTCAGCAGTGTGTGTCGCTTGAATAATTTTTAGGTCAGGTCTTCTGCCCATTAGCCAAGTTGGAAACAAATAACTAGCAAACTCAGACTTCGTATGACGCGGAGGCATGTTAATAATTAAGCGCTTTAACTTGCCATCAGCAACATCCTGTAACTTCTGCGCATAAATCTTATGATGCCTGCCCTCAATAAACTGAGGCCAAACATACTTTACAAAACTTATAAAGCTATCTTGCTTCTCATTCCTATCGTCAAGCGTCTTTAAACGCTCCAGCATAGGAGCAACCTTCGCTAGTTCCTCATCCGTAAGGTACTTTGAAAAATTACTTGTCAGTTCGTTCAATGCCCAAGTTCCTAGCTAAATTGTCCAAGTTAGATTGCAACTTTGCGCCTGAAATACCACCCGCCATCATTTGTGCTTTTTGATTTTCATATTCAACAACAGGAGCTTTTTTAAATAAATAATCAAGGTTTTTTTGAATATCGTCAGCAAGTGAAGGGGTTTTAGGTTGGCTGTATAATGCCTGATCCACACTACCATCAGGTCCAGATATAAACGGAACAGGCTGATTACCCCTTGTACTAGGCGTTTGGGGCGTATTCATGTTAGCAAGTGGCACCATAGCTTCTGTAAGACCTTTTAAAAGTTTTTCATTAGTGAAAGGTATTCTTGGACCCATTTCTCTAAAACGAGATAAACCACTATGAGTAGGTAGAACGGCTCTACTTATGGAATCATCAATACGCCCTAATAAACTTTTATTAGGATTGATCCTTGGGTCAAGAAGTTCAGAAGCCTTAATACTAGGGTCATATGTATTAAACGGGTCTAGTTCTGCTTGACGCGCACCACGCTCAATAGGACTGTTATAATAAGAACCACCCGCATCAATTTTTGCAATATCGTCTCTTTCTGTTATTAACTCTTGTTTTTTAAATTGATCTGTTTCTTGTCTAATTTGAGCATTTAAATCCTCTAATCTTTTCTCTTGAAGTTTAAAAGAATACTCCGGCCCACCCGCGCCAAATTTAAAATCGTCTACGCCTTGGCCGCGCTGTTTTCTGTGCTCTACCTCATGACGAAGTATATCATTTGACTGCGAAGGGTTTGGATTATATTTTGTATTTATAACAACTTCATCATTCGCAGGTCGATAAAGACCACCTACTCTTCTAGGAATATATTCTAAAGTGTAAGGCTCATTAGATACATCAACTTCGGATGATGGTTTAACATTCCCAACAACACGAGGAACTGTGGGGTCAGTAGTTTGATAGGCTTTTATTCCATACTCACTTTCAATTTCATAATCAGAAAGTCCAGATGCTTTCAAAAAATCATAATGAGCATTAAGAGATTCCCTATTTGAAGACCTTTCTGGAACTTTTAAACCACCCACATTTGGAGCTACTTGAGGACCATCAGGGCCATAAAAATCATCTGCAAGATCGCCCCTAAAACCTCTTCCAACATTGCTATTATAAGCAGCCTTACCGAGTATCTTAGCTCCCCCCACCGCAGGAATAATAGACCCCGCAGTAAAAAGATCACCTAACGTCTGATCAGCAGTTCGGTTCCTTTGATCCCGTGTTGCCGCGCCATAAACATCACGAAAATAATTTGGTATGGTGCTAGAATCAGTAAAAAGATTATAAAGTCCTTCACCCAACCCTTTCATAATATCAGTGCCTAAACCTATGGGGTCTTCAGACATATATGCGCCTAAATCCTCGCCAAAACTTTGATAACCGTCATCCAAGCCAATGCTATCGCCTGAAAAAAGACCTCCAATATTATCAATCAAAGCATGAGGTATCGAACGTCCATATTGACCACCAATCTTCAAACCTTCACGCATATTTGGAGGAACGTATTGAACAAAATTACTCGTGATGTCATTCCTGTTTCTAGTGTTCATAAAATTAGGATTATCTATAACATCAAAGTTCTTTGTATTAGGATTATATCTCGTAGAAAACACGTTGTCGTCAGAAGGTGTCCCTAAAACATCATCATAGATTTGCGGCCTGTCAGGATAAGATACAGGAGAAGGAGCCACAACATCGTTATTATAATTACTGCGCTCATTTCGTGACTCAACCACATTACCACGACCACCATAAACAGGCGCAGGAGAATCATTACCACCAGTAAATAAATCAGCTAGTGATTGAAAAAAACCCTTTTCCTCATCTTCTTTGGGAACCTCAGTTGGCCTAGACTTTGGCCTAGACTTGGGTCTAGTAGGAGGGCTATCGTAAACGCTGCCACGACCTTCTTCGTACATACTGTTCATAAAGCTCATAAAAAAACTCCTACATTCCTAAAGACTGAACAAACCTGTTTATGTTCGGCGTTACCATGCCACCGCGATTAAACTGCTTCGGCTTTGTAATATTTAGGCCAGTCACATTAGATGGAACTGAAGTATAAGAACCACCAGAAGAAGGACGATTAACGTCACCAATAGACACATTAGAGCCACCAGATTCAACAGCGCCAGCAATAGGCATACAAATGCCCTCTACAGGATCAAACTCAAAACCCTCTTCGCAGATAATGAAGTTATCGTCTTCTCCACCTTCTTCTTCTCCAAAGGTTGCAGCAAACTCTTCAACAACACCGTCCTTAGTGTTCTCATAAGTTTTAGTAGAATTAACAATATCAATGTCAAACTCTTCGCCGTCAGTGTTGTCGTTCGATGCTCTTACATCCGTTACCGCTATGCCATCTCCAGTAACTGTCTTGTTGCCACTCTCATCAAACAAAACAACAGTGTCATTGTTACCATCACCGCTGGCATCAAAATTAGGCTCCGCTACACCAACAACAGTTGCACCGTTATCGCCGTAAACAAACGTACCGCCATTCTTATAAGCCTCTAGTTGCTTCTCAACATAAGCCTTATTCGCGCCACCAATTGTAAACTTATCTCCTAAAAAACTTAAAGGATTAAGGAACGTATCAACAAACGAAACAATGCCGTCTTCAAGCGTCTCACCAAAGCTCTGTACCGTTACTTTCTCTCCAGCTTTGTACATTGGCTGACCATTAACGCCTATAGGGCCATCTTCCTTATGCGTTGCATCTGAAAGTAAAGATTGAAGATACTTAGACTCAGCAGCGTTGGGCGTCTGACCGCGTGCGCCGTAAAGCGCCTGCTGTTCAGCATTAGTTAAATTGCCTTTCTGATTGGGATCGTATCCCTCGGCAGATATTTTATTTACAGCCGACAAGTACGCTTCAGTTCCAGTTGCATCTGCTGTTCCAGAAGTGGAGGCAGTGGATACAGTGGAAGAGCCGTTAATCTCATCATCAGTAGGTATCGAAGTTTGTGTGCCGCCAGTTCCTGTATTAGCTAAATCGTTATAAAAACTTGCTGTGTCAGTTCCAAAAACCTCACGCTCATAATCAGACAAACCATCACCAGTTGTCATAATGTCCATGCTGTCTGCGTCAGTGCCGCCATCAAGAACAACATCACCAAATGTTTCTCTTGGCATAAGCGTAGCGGCAATGTCAGCCTCAATAGTAGAACCATCGTCAGTGGCAGTGTCAGTGGAAGTGTCAGTGCCATATTCAATCAAACGGCCTTCAGAATCCAAACCAACCGTGCCAGTGCCACCGCTATACTCAGGCAATAAATCTAACGGAGCATCCAACATAGATAGATTAATGTCACCGTCCGTTAAGAAATTTAATGCCTTTTCTAGCTCAGTCGCAGGAAACTCACGCAGAGAGATGCCACGGTCATCCTGAATATCAATGCCACCCGTAGAAGGATTTATAACCGCAGAATAACCAGCCTTATCACCAGAAGTCGCATAACCAATCGTGTAGCCGTCTTCTGTCGTTAAATCTGCACCCTGAAAATTACTGAAATCATCGCTTATAGCACTGTAATCATTCATTAATCTTGCAGTGTTGTTGCTCGCGTCAACCTCATACTGCGTAGGACCCGTATCAATGTCGTATTCGTCACCAATATTGGCACCTTGGTCAAACCTGTATCCAGTCTGACCATCAGACTGAGACGCTGTATTAACAGCACTCTGCTGCGAATCAGTGTAACTCTTGTCCTCCGCATTCGCAGACTCTTGGGTCGAATGCTCCCTGCCAAACATGTCATAATAAACAGGGGCAGGCTCAAAAACTTCCAAAGTCTCACCACCAGTGTCACCACCAGTGTCAGTTCCACCCTGACCAGTCGTGTCCTGATTGTAAAATTCCTCAACAGCGTCATCCATCATATAGCCACTGCCAGTATCACTACCAGTAGATGTGCCAGTACCCTCACTCACAATAGGATCAAGCGTAATCGTGGCGCTACTAGGATCGTAAACATAATCAGAATCATCTGTAATCGCCCCAGCTAAACTCGGATCAACCTGACCCTCGCCATAACCAACGCTTGTTTCAACTGGTACAGGTTCATAATTTCCGTTTAAAGCATAATACTCTTGCCCTGCGGCCCTTGCTTCAGCAATTAACTGATCCTGTGGTATGGCACGGCCTTCTTCAGTCATAGAATAATCTAGTGCGTTTAAGGGCCTGTCTTCGTCAGAACCAAGAGTATCAATCGTGTTTATACCCGTATTAGAGTTAATATTCGCAACATACTCAGCACCAGAAACGTCAGTGTCAGCCTGTGCCGCAGTCGTGTAGTCCTGACCAGAACCAGTTACACTATAATCAACAGTCTCTGCATACTGAGGGTCCGTTAAATTAACTTGATCATTAGCCGCAAGCTCCGCATTTAACTCAGCAGCAGTAGGCGTGTAATCGTTATCGTCAAAAACCGCGTTTAAAGCCGCCTGTCGTGCAGCCGCCTGTTGCGCTCGTGCAGCCGCTGCTCGGCGCTCGTCTTTGTCGTTGTTATTATTCGAAGTTTGTTTTTGAGGCTTGCTAACTTCAAAGGTTTTGTTTCCAGCGGTACTCGCCATACCCTGACCATACATGTAAGAAGGAATGCCGCCGGGACCGGGAACCGTAGGAGCGTCCTGACGGTAATCCTGAAGCATATTCTCCTCTTCAGGATTAATATAAGCTAACATATGAGGCTGGCCCATAATCTCAGTTTCGCGAGGAACAGCGCCGCCCATGTTCATCTGAACAGGAGCACTCCCAATACCACCCTCAGTACCGCGTAAAGCCCTGCCCAACTGTGGAGCACCACCCATATTAGGCGCACTCATGGGCCTCATAATACCCATGTTCGTCGGCATAGGTGGAGGTAACATAGGAGACTGCGGCATAGGAGGTGCCATAGGCATCTGAGGAACCTGCATCTGAGGTGCCATCTGCTTCTTCGAACTCATAAACTGCCTGAATTGACCACGACCCGCCGCATTGCCGCCAAACGCAGAACCCAATCCCTTGTCTTGATTGCTAGGCTGTGGTGGCATCGGTGGAGGTGGACCTCCCATCCCCATCGGACCCATCGGAGCAGGCGCTCTACCCTGCTGCATTGGTTGACCCATAGGACCCTGTGGCTGCATCATGCGTACATTCATCTAATATCTCCGATGTCAATCTACGCAATACTAACAATTTATTAAAATTTAATCAATCACCTCTAATAAACCATTTTTCATCATGCTCTTCGCAAACGCATCTCGGCTGTGATAATAATAATTGCCACAGTTCCACTCGCAAAAACCAATCGCAGAATCTCGCATAAATTCTCGCTCATTAGAACCAAAATTCTTCATGCGCTCCTGCATCACAGGAACAACCTCCGCTGGAGTCTGTGCGTCGAAATCATAATACCTGCCAATCATTAAACGATATCTAGGCATCCACTGGCTCTTTGCGCTTACCCTCACGGCGTATCTTCGCCTGCTCAGACTTCTTGTAAGCCTTCTCCCACTTCCTGCTTAAACAATTTATTCGATTACGCTTCGCCATTAATATCACCTTCCACTCTGCGTGGTATCGTATGGGAAGATTAGGGAGCCGTCAACGGAATTTTTTAAAAAAAATTTTTCGACCCCCATATGGGACCCATAGACACTCAAAAGGTTTTTTGAGGTGATCGTTCGCGGAAAACTCTGTGTGGTGTAGTCCGATCTGGGCATGCCCGAAAAAGGGGGGGTCGGGTGTTTTAGGTCCCGATATCCCGAACAAGTTCCCGATCGCCTAGGGTACCTTGGAACAAAAAAAAACCAGCCCGTTGGGGCTGGCTAATTTGTTGGTGGTCTGCGCTGCTATCTGCGTCGGCGCTGCTCTTCTCGGAGGCGGATCTGTTCCTCTCTAGTTTGCCAATATTCGTACTCTGCATCCGTCATGCGTGCAAATATTGTTTCTGGTCCGCGTCTGTTTTCCGGCTTCAATCTTGCTACGTTTCCGGCGCTGTATTCTCCCAGAACTTCGTAGCGTGTGTGGTCGGTGCCGTCTCCAGAACTGCGACCTTGCGCCTGCTGGGTGTGGGTTACGATTGCCGCGTCATTGCCAAGGCGGTCACGCAATTCTGAGACGCGGCGTCTTACATCGCCTTCGCTGCCTCCCATTGCCGCGATTATCTCGCGGGTTGTTGCGCCTGCTGATGCTCTCATCAAATCATATTGAACTGCAAGGCGCGTGCCGCGTCTGAACATATCGTTGCCAGATGTTGGCGTTGTGATGGTGCGCTGGCTCGCCTCTTCGACGCGGTCCAGACGTGTGCTGTAAACTAAATTGAGTAGCAGACGGTTCCACTCTTTAGTTTTGTCGGCGCTCCAAGTGCAGCTGCCTTGTCGGAATTCGATGGTCTTATTGTCGTTCCAGCAATGCCTAGTCAAATTGATGACGTGATATTTGCCTTGGCCAATACAGGCAGCCAAATCTTCGACTCCACCTGTACAGGCTTTCAGCTGCGCAATTGTTCGCGTTGAGATAGTCTTGGTATAGAATGCATCGCGTCTGCTGGGTGGTAAAAAGCGGTTCATATTGTTTTCAGCGTAGCGGATTGTGATGTCTTTGACTGCGATGGCGTCCATTGGATCAGCGAACCATTCGCTGCCGCTCAAATATCCACGGCTATTATGCATGTGTGCAATGCTGGCATTTGTGAATTGCTCGGCTGTTACGCCTTCAGCTAGTGCGCTGCGGCTTATGTGAACGTGATGTCCAGCTGAATTGATGCCGTTTGGTCTAGGGGAATATGCTCCAAAACTTTCACAAACTGTTTCGGCTCCTTTGTAAATTTCCCAAGTGCGGGGGCAGTCTGCCATCGGGGAAAAAACTAACTCCCAAGAAGAATGGCCACCTTGGTTTCGTGGTATGCTGGGGTCGGATACTATTTTAACTGCACCAGCGCCGCAAACTGTGCGAAGCGCTTGGTTTATTTCTTCGCGTGAGACGTGGCGGTTAAAAGCAACTTCCCACTCATTTCCAAAAGCATGTATCATTTTGTTTTCCTCTTACTAGATTTAGGGACATGTCCTTGTCCTTGTCCCTACAATACCCAGATAATCCCACATAAGGCAAGAACAAAATGCACTAAAAAACTGTTTAAAAACAATAACTTGTAAGTTTTTTTTTGGTCTATTTTCGGCCTATTTATTGCCTAAGTCGAACAATTGTTCGGGTTATTTGTGTTTTGTGTGTATGTATATGTGTGTGTATAGGTGGGGGGTGATTCGGCATAAAAAAAAGGCCCGAACCCGAAAGCCCGAACCCCGATCCCGAACCCGAAGGCCCGATTGTTTATCCGCAAGCAATATTCTTGTAAAAGAAATCTGCGGTTGACCAGACACACAAGCTATCGTTTTTGCTTGTTCTGATCTGAGCGTAGAAGTCGGCGCAACCGTTCGGCACGTTATCCGCAATTTCAAGCTCGGTGCTCCAGTGCTCGTCTTCATCGTGTGATAGTTTTTTGATCTCTCGGTGTACCAGTGCCTCAAGGTCAAGTTTTTCGTTCGGCGCGAGTGGACGCATTGCCAACATTTCGCCCGTTCTGTTGTTTTCAATTGTTAAGAACATTATGCCAATCCCTCAATGCTGTTTAGTGTGCATGTATTATAGTGCGTACCAATTGTAACAGTAACGTCTGCATCAAGATCAATATAGTTTTGGATTTTATATCCGAGCATGCTATCTTTTGGCGTTCTAAACGACCAGCCTAAACCTTTTTCTGGATAGTCAAACACTCCCAGAATAAATTGTGGGTTGCCGTCTTTTGAATTCTTCAGGCGTTCGATCATTCTGATCTTACCAGTGTGGCGTGTGATATTTTTCATTGTCTTTCTCCTTTATACTAGACTAATCCCACAATATCCCACCTGGTTTGGGATGTCAACAAGAAAAATAAAAAAAGATTCACCGGGTTAAACTGCTGCCGGGGGCAGTAAGTCGAACAATTGTTCGGGTTATATTTCCCAGGCGAGAGTCTGCTGCCGGGAGTCGCCGTGCCGGGTAACGGTTAGGTAACGGTTAGATGACGAACAATTGTTCGTGTTGTCATCACCCCGGCAGGAATCCCGACCCCGACCCCGACGAGTCACCCGGATGACTAACCCGAACAATTCGTCGGGTTATCTCCCCGGACAGTTGATCCCCGGCGCTGATTCAGGCAAAATGTGTGTGATTGTGTGACTCTCTAGGAAGCTCGCTGAGTAACCCGAACAATTTTGACGACCCCGAACCCGAAACCCGACACAACCCCACCTGAAAGCTCGTTTCTGAGGGGCTGCGGCCCCGTCCCGACACCCGCGCCAAGAGTTCGGGCTACTCCACAGCGTTCTCGCTACATTCCGTTATAGGGATTTGTTCGGCTTTTATGGGATTTTCTTCAGGTGTTATATCAATCATGCGATCTTTAGCACGCGTCATAAACTCTTCGAGTTGCTCGACGATTTGATCTCGTGTGAGGTTTTCGACGTTTTCGTGTGTCACATGGCTACGGGCTACCATGAGTCCAGTTACTTTCAGGCGTAGTTCCTCGGCTTTGATTGCTGCACCGAAGTTCCCTGCGCTCCATGCTTCATCTCTGAGGCGTTGCATATCCCGAACAGACTTTGTGACTGAGACACCGTACTTGCTTTCTAACTCCTGCCGCATTTCTTCCATACGTTCTTTTACGCGTGGATTGTTGAGAAGCTGCACTGCTGACACATTTGGATTTTTATATCCTGCGGCTCTAGCTGCTGCGGTTTGTGTCATGTCTTTGTGGATGTAGCTATCTAAAAACTTCTGCTGCGGGGGCGTTAGTCTCTTTTCACCTTTTTCCTGCTGCTCTCCTATTTTTGGCATTTGTCATCCCGAATAATTTTGCGGCTTCTGGTTATGCGTTCAGGTTACAGCTTTCAGGCAACCCATGCAAGCCCAACAGTTCCCACACTCAAAACGAACCGGATGCGAGCGCGTTAAAAGAATAGTTTGGGGGGTCTGTATAACCCCCCCCTATAGGGGGTAGAGGTTTTCCGGTAAATAACCCGTTGATTTTAAACAACAATTTACCGGAAATTACCATTCTTCCGGTAAATCCTGTAAAGCGTTAAATCGTTGTTTTTATTACGTTATTTACCGGATTACCGGATACCGGAAAAAATCCGGTAAATTTCTTTCCGGTAAATTATCGTTTAAAAACAATGACGCAAAAAAAGATAAAAAAACTTATCTTTTGTGTTGACAGTCCCACTTGGTGTGGTATTACTTGGGGCGTCTAGTATGAAAGGAATTAAAACTATGGCACACGCAGAAATCAAAACCCGCATTTTACGCGACTTACAAGGCGACCTAATGGACAGCAATCATGCGACCCGTCGTTTCTTTCGTTGCTGGTTGGATGGCTCTTATTTAGGCGCAGAGCACTACAAAGCAAACGTAGCAGAATTAATCGCTATGGTTGATAAGTACGGACTTTGCAGCGGCTTGGACGCTGCTTTGCATCGCTGGGTCATTCCGCAGTTTGTGAAATACACAGCGCATGATGCGCAGTGTTCGACGGGCTACGCTCAAAAAGTTATTGTTGAGCATTTCAAGAGCCTACCGAACCCCAAGGGTAAAGACTTACTTTATTTCTTTACAGACGAGCTTGTAGGCGATGCGCTTGATTTGATTGAGGATCATATCAGGAAGGCGCGAGCCGATGCTTACGCAGTTGCTTAATGGATGGGGGCAAAAGCCCCCATTTTTAAACCGAACAAAAGGACAGAAGATGTATTATTTAGCATATGGAATGAATACGAACCGTGAGGCTATGGCTTCA